CAGCAACATTTGAGATAGCGAGTAGTCTGTTTCTTCATGCCCGCGCCGGGCGATAGCCCGCCCGAAGGATATTCACCGTTGTCAGCGATCCATTGTTTGAACGTGTCTCGCAGTTGATCGCCAACAACGGTTGCCGTCATCTTGCCTTCAAGTCCCACGGCCAAAGCCGGAGCTTTGAACAATGGGCCATGCTTGGCGGTAGGCGGCAACGAAGCATGGATAAGCTCGTGTATGAGCGTACCCATGATCGTTACACTGTCGGCTAGCTTAGGTGAGATGAACACTTCGCGATGTGCATCCGAAGATGCTTCCGCATGCCAGCATTCACCTATGGCTTTGCCGCGATAACCGCCCTTGCCCGGCCACCCGATGCTTATCCGCACCGACTGGACAGGGACAATGACGCCTATAGCGGCTAGCAGCCTCACGCATTCGCGCTCCGCTGCTTCAAGCCATAGTTGACGCTTGATCGACGGCGATTGCTCGCCTTCGCTCTGTGTCATCTGTCATTCCTCTATGTGTGAGTAAGAGGGGCGATGGCACGAAAGCGTGTACACGCTAGGGCCTTCGTCATCCGACGGTGGCACGGTGGCAGGCATGACATGCACGCTCGCCCCTCGAAAGGCCGGATCGCAGTCAAGCGCTCGGCTCAAGAGCCATGCGCACCCCATCGGGGCCAAGAGCGGGCTCAATCCCATCTAGGTCATATGGCGGTACCAGGGACAATATCGTTTATCGATAAATCGACCTGTTGCGAGGCATTATCAGTCACGAAGCCGTGAAGGCGTGTACACGCAATCAATGTCCGCAGAGGCATTGTGAGCCGCCGTCCTGATGCCCCCGCCGATCCTCCCCGATCTAGGGCAACGCACCTCACTCAACGCTCATATCCGTGTATCATGCACACATCTGTGATCTCAGATGGCTCATATCCGTGTATCATGCACACATCTGTGATCTCAGATGGCTCATATCCGTGTATCATGCACACATCTGTGATCTCAGATGGTTGATACGTGTACACGCATTATCAGGGGTGGTTCGATAGTCTTAGATATATCGCAGGCAAGACCATCTTAGATATATCGAAAAGACCGGGGTGGGTGGCCGGCACCCCCCGCGCGCGCTCGCGCTGATGTTAGGCTGCTGCGCTCTCTGTCACGCGCCGACTTCAAAATCTGGGGTCTACAGTGAAGCTCTGTCACGCGCCGACTTCAAAATCTGGGGTCTACAGTGAAGCTCCCCCGAGTACAGAAGCCAAGCGCGTCCGTGTACAGGAGCCGGACCCTTGACACACGGGGGCAAGACGAGTATGTTTCGCAAATGGCCCACGACATAATCCTCTCCGTACCCGACGAAAGCGAACTCGGACCCGCCATGAAAGCCATCACAGTGATGGAGCGGGCGTTCGTCTACGCCATCGTCGAGTGCGGCGGTAACAGTACCAACGCGGCCGGGGCGGCGGGCTATTGCGCCAACGACACGGACGAGCAGAGCCGCCGACGGAAGCTGAACACCATTGGCTCCCAGAAAATGCGGAGCCCGAAGATCGCCGACGCGATCCAGGAGGAAGCCAGGAAACGGCTGAAGACTGGCGCGTTCATCGGGGTCGAGACCCTGCTACATCTGGCGAACGAGAGCACGTCGGAGAAGATCAGGCTGCAAGCAGCCCTGGCCCTGATCGACCGGAATGGGATGGCGGTCACGACCAAGCATGAAGTCGAGGTCCGAGACTTCCGCAGCACCAAGGAGATCATCGAACGGATCGAAGCTCTGGCGCGGAAGCGCGGGATCGACCCGAAGATGCTCCTGGGCGGCCCGGAGCCGACTGACGCTGTATTCACACCCGTCGAGAGCGACGCCGGCCTGGAGGACATATTCTAATGCCCAAGACACTGAAGATGGTTCGGGACTGTTGGAACCGGGCCGAGATGCTCACCGACGGCCGGGTGCAATTCCCACCCCACCTGGAGCCGGGTGAGTTCGATCCGCTCATCAACAGTCTCTACCGAGCCGGCGATGTGCTGGAGCGCACCATGATGAGCCTGGGTCTCGACCCAGTGGCGGACATTGATCGCATCCGCACCACCCGCGCCTACCGCACGGCTCAAAAGCTTCTGGAGAAGTCGGGTGTCACTGTCGCGAAGTGATCTCCTAGAGGTCGAGAAACTCCTGGCCGAAGCGGACGACTTCCATCGCTTCCACAAATCCGACTTCTTCGCGGCCTACCCGAAGCAGGCGCAGTTCTTCACCATGGGCGCGACGAAGCGGGAACGCCTGCTGATCGCCGGCAACCAGCTTGGTAAGACCGAGGCCGGGGCTTTCGAGGCGTCCTGCCACCTGACGGGCGTCTACCCAGAGGATTGGAACGGCCGGCGCTTCGACCACCCCATTCGGATGTGGGCTGCGGGCGAAAGCGCCCTGGCCTCCCGCGACATCATTCAGAAGAAACTCTTCGGCACCCCCGGCGTTCTCGACGACCTTGGAACCGGGTACGTGCCCAAACATCTGATCGTGGACTACAGCCTGAGCCGGGGCGTGACCGATGCATTCGACACAGTCCAAGTGAAGCACATCACCGGCGGCGTGTCCACGATCACCCTCAAATCTTATGAGCAGGGCCGTACCAAGTTCCAGGGCGAGCCGGTGGACGTGATCTGGCTCGATGAAGAGTGCCCGCCGGACATCTATTCGGAGTGCCTGACGCGGACGAACGCGACCAAGGGAATGGTGTACACGACCTTCACCCCCCTGAAGGGTCTGACTGACGTGGTGCGCCGGTTCCTGGAAGAACGCTCACCAGACCGTGATGTCGTCACCATGACGATCTATGACGCCCTACACTACACGGACGAGGAACGGAAGTCGATCATAGCCGGTTATCCGATCCATGAACGGGACGCGCGGGCGAACGGCGTGCCCATCCTGGGGTCCGGCCGTATTTTCGCTTACAGCGACGAGATGATAATGGAGCCGCCGCTCACGTATATCCCGGACCACTGGCCCAAGCTCTGGGGCATCGACTTCGGGATCGGCCACCCATTCGCCGCCGTGCTCGTCTTGTGGGACCGGGACAATGATGTCCTTCACGTCCACCATGCGATCAAGTTTGAAGGCGGTCGCCCCATCGACCATGCCAGTATGATGCAGCCGATAGGCGCGGCAGTGCCGGTCGCATGGCCACATGATGGCACGGCGCGCGAGAAAGGAAGCGGAGAGCCGCTTAAGGACCTGTATAAGGCGCAGAAGCTCGTCATGCTGCCGGAGCACTCGACCTTTCCAACGGGTGGCTACTCGACCGAAGCCGGGGTGCTGGAGATGCAGCAGCGGATGACGACTGGCCGGCTAAAGGTTGCGGCGCACCTGTCCAATTGGTTCGAGGAATATCGCCAGTACCACCGCAAGGACGGGGAGATCGTCAAGGTCAATGACGACCTTCTCTCGGCCACCCGGCAGGCCATGATGATGCGGCGGTTCGCGCGCATGGTGAACCTGGGCGGCCGGCGAACGAACCGAAGTGGACCAGACCAGAACATGGCTCGGGACCTTGACTTCGACTATTTCAGCACGTAATATGCGAAGATCATAGGAGTGCCTTCATGGCTGGCACCAGCCTTCTCTCTCAGCAAATGCTTACTGGCGCGTCCGGTATTCCCAGCGGGGTCTCGGGCAAGAACCTCGCCCTGACACCGGCTGCGTCAGAGCTTGGGCTAGGTGACGCCCTGAGCCAGCAGGTCCAGGACGATGTTGCCAACCGAAAGAAAAAGATGCTCGACGCCTCGAACCAGACCGACAAGATGAACTCAATGTCGGCCGCCCTGACCCCAGGCGTGGCCTCCCTTATGTCGGGCAGTATTAAGGGCGTCCTGTAATGATCTCGACCGCAGCCATGGACCCGCTAAACCAAGCGCGGTTCGTCGAAATCATGCAACGCTTCGCCGAGCTTCAGACTTGGCGGAACCTCTTCAGCCAGCAATGGGAAGAGATCGCCGAGTTGATCCTGCCGACTTCGCGGAATACCTTCTACTATCAGACCTTCAACTTCCCCGGCATGAAAAAGACCGACCGGCAAGTGGACGCGTCGGGGATGATGGCGCTCAGCCGGTTCGCGGCGATCTGCGACAGTCTACTCACGCCCCGGAACATGTTCTGGCACGGCTTGGGACCTGAACTCGAAGACCTAAAAAATGACCGCCAAACACAAGAGTGGTTTCAGAAGGTCGTCAAGATACTATTCAGACTGCGATATGCGCCGATTGCCAACTTCTCAGCGCAGAACCAGAACCACTATACTCAGTTGGGGGCATTCGGCAATGCGGGAATGTTCATCGATCAGGCAATGGATGCTCAAGGCAATCCCCTGCGGATGCTCCGATACAAGGAACTCCCGCTGGGCGAGACATTCTTCACTGAGAACCACCAAGGACTGATCGATGGTTTCATCCGCTGGTATCGGTTGACGGCCCGACAGGCCATGCAGAAGTTCGGCGAGGACCGCTTCCCCGAGGCTCTGCTCCCGGCCCTGGAGGCCCATAGCGAGTATCCCTATAACTTCCTGCACTGCGTCTGGCCGCGCGACGACTATGACCCGCACGCTCTCGACCAGAAGCGTATGCCCTTCACGTCGATCCACGTCTCCGTCGAGGGGTCGTGCATTCTGCACGAGAGCGGCTACCATACCTTCCCGGCCGCCATCTCGCGGTATGAGCAAACCCCAGGTGAGACTTACGGCCGGTCTCCCGCCATGATGGTCCTCCCGGCCTTGAAGACCCTCAATGCCGAAAAAGCCACGTTCCTCAAGCAGGGCCACCGCGCCGCAGACCCTGTTCTGCTCACTGCTGATGATGGCCTCATTGACGGTGTCTCGCTGCGACCAGGGGCCCTCAACAAGGGCGGCGTCACGTCAGATGGTAAACCCCTGGTCACAATCCTCCCCACCGGCCAAATCCAGGTTTCCAAGGAGATGATGGATGAAGAACGGTCGCTGATCGGTGATGCGTTCCTCGTTAGCCTGTTTCAGATTTTGGAAGAGACGCCGCAGATGACGGCGACTGAAGTGATCGAGAGGACCAATGAAAAAGGCATACTCCTGGCTCCAACGGTTGGTCGCCAGCAATCCGAGTATCTGGGTCCTCTCATTGAGCGAGAGATTGATCTGGCTTCTCGCATGGGGCTGCTACCCCCCATGCCCCCTCAGCTACGCAAAGCTCTGGGCGCGTATGAGGTATATTACACCAGCCCTCTGAGTAAGGCGATGCGCGCGCAGGAAGCTGCCGGCTTCATGCGTACCCTGAGTGTTGTCCAGGAAGTCGTCCAGGTCACGCAAGACCCGTCGCCGCTCGATCTGTTTGCGTTCGACCGAGCGATCCCTGAGATCGCGGTCGATGTCCAGTCTGTCCCGATTACCTGGATGGCCACCGACAAGGAAGTGCAGCAAAAGCGCCAAGGTCGCGCCCAAGCCCAGCAACGACAGGAGCAAATCCAGGCCGCCCCGGCCCAGGCCGCATTGATGAAGGCCCAGGCGGCCCAACAG